AAGGACGTGTCGGGCTCGGCCAAGTTTACAGACGCGGAGACCCGACAGTTCTACAACGGCATCGAGAAACTGGAGGCACTGCTTAACAACGTGCCAAGAAACCTCGCCAGCGTGTTGGGACAGAACCAAGACTTCGTGCCCATGTTCCAGATGTACATCAACGCCCGGGTCAAGGAAGGCGAACTACCAAATGATGCCAACAAATTTCTGCTAGGCTTTAAGAAATTCTACAACGACAGGATGCAACAGCAGATGTCAGGCCTAAAGGCACAGCGGGCCTTACAACTGAGACAGGACAAGATGAAACAGATGCCCATATTCCTCAACAGGACCAAGAAACCACTTCAGGCCATGCTGACGTTCTACCGAGCGGTGCAGACCATGAAGGCTTTCGTACTGAGGAAGATGAATCAAGCACAGGCCATAGGATCTTTCCAACAGACGGATTCGGGACTGGAGGTCACCGAACCTGAGGGATTCGTTGCTGTGGACAAGTCGGGTAGTGCGGTCAAGTTGGTTGACAGATTGGGATTCTCTAGAAGAAACTTAACTGCCATCAACAAATTCAAAAAAATCAACTAGAGTCTTATTGACCTGTAAAGATAATTTTCCTTTATCAAAGAAGGTTTCCTGATTGTGTTTTCTTAACGACTTCGAGTTAAGGTATAGATCTTGCGCATTCAACATCTGCACCTGTCGTATGGTTTCTGTAATTTTATGCACTTTTCTATCCTGGTTTCTTTCAAGGTCGTAAGTTTCATCGAAGTATTTTGAAAATGTCTTGAAACCCATTTCTCTCAGTTTCTGCAGATACAAATGATTTCCATGCACAACAAAAACATGTCCTGCTATGATAGGTTTCCATATTTTTTCAGTCATAAACACCTCGTAATCGTTGTCGTTAGTTTCTGAAACTATAGAGCACACAGTGTCGTTGTATGGTAGTTCATATAGGTCTTGATCCATACCCCAACGTGGGTAATTTCCCCAACGTGGAAAATTGTTAAAACTCTCATCATTGACCCATGGTAGTTCATAGACCGATGGCAGTGTTATTGGAGGTTTTAACCCCAGGAAGGTTGTTAGGCTTTTATCAATCAACTTCTGCTCTTGGAGACTTTGAAATAACATAACTCTATGTTTTCTAGGAAACTTGTTTAGATAAAGGAAATCATATTTCTTATAGTTACTGTGGTCGAAATGGAATTCAACTCCTTTATGTTTATGAAACATGAAACTCCAAAACCATGAAACACCGCCCGTCCATAAGTGATAGGGATAGGGCATATCGATATCCTTGAGTTTCTCACCAGTTAAGAAGACTTGATTTTTTATGTTATCCATGGATTCCCATGGATTAGCGATTATGAATTTGAATCCCTGTTGGTGTAAGATTTCCAGTCTAGTTTTCAAATCCGATTGATAGGTTTCACTTTCTATCAACCTATTGGTGTGTATCCTGTAATCTATCAAAGCCAATTTACGATCATATGATTCTAGATCGTAATTGTGAAGTGTGTAATATTCACCGGTCATATCAAAAGTCTGATTATGTAGGCTGTGAAGATTTATGAAATTTTCGTAGGATAGATGATCGCCAGTCTTCATCACGTCGGTTAATATAAAATTACGTTGCATCGTATCTATAAATATGAGTATGCTTACACCATTTTTAAAGTATGTATCTGAAGGCAAGGTGATAAGGCGACATAGTGACTTAGAAAGGTTTACTTTCCCAGAGGTGACGGAGAGGATATACCTCAGTTTCCTGGCACTAGCACTGATGAGCCAACACAAGGACACGGCCGGTTTCGTCAAATCATACGCGGACCAGACCATGGCAAAGGGCACGTTCGACCAGGTCCGGATGATCAACAACGACCTAGCAAACATGCTGGCCATTGTAGCGGGAGATCCAAACATAACCAAGAAACTCAAGAACAAGAACCAGGCGCAGGCCATGAGGCAGAGGCAACCGGTGCCGGTGATGGCCTTGAGGAGGTACATGAGATCATGGGAGGACCACTACCGGAATCTCACCCAACTGGAACGGGCCTTGAACATAACAGATGCCAACCTCAAGAACATCAGGAGGTCAGTGGCCAACTACAACAGGTTTGAATCCAGACTCAAACTACAGACACTCCACAGGCTACAACAACAGTTGCAGGCCAAACTGCCCAACACCGATATACTGAAGAAATTCAAGGAACTATAATGATGATCGAATACATCTGTGAACAATGCGGCTGTGAACAGCACTGTGGCAAGTCTTGTACCGAGTGCCAGGATTGCCCAGATTGCAGATGTAAGCAGTGTAAAAGGAAGAAATGACCTATCCAACAGGCAGAGACTTCTGGGTGGCCTACCATGGACAGCACACCAAACCCACATTCATCGAAAATGCCGGTGATGGACAATCAGAACTGAGGCGCGAGGCCTACAAATACATAAAATCATGGCGTAGTTGCGTTGACGCCGGTGCCAACGTGGGCATGTGGACCAGGAGCCTGATGCAGGACTTCGAACAGGTACACTGCTTCGAGCCCAATCCGGTATTCGCGGAGTGCTGGCGCAGGAACATACCCTCGGATCAGAACGCGGTGCTACACGAAGTGGGACTGGGAGACTCAGAACACACAGCCACTTTTACACAACCACTGCATCAGAAACTAGATCGCACTCCGGGAGACATACACATAAAGACACTGGATAGTTTCGAACTGACTCAAATAGATTTCATCAAGATAGACGTTGATGGTTACGAGGATCTGCTAATCAAGGGTGCCCAGGAGACCATAGCCAAGAACACACCAGTGATCAACATCGAGATGAAACGGGCAAAGAGACCGGAGGTGGTGCGTGTGACGGAGAAGATCTTGAAGAATCTGGGCTACAGGTTGGAAATACGCACGAAAAGTGACGAAGTTTGGCTGAAAACGTAATAATACAGCATAATTTACCAAACACACCCATAAATACATTTAACTTGATGCCTGAGCGGCATCATAGTCATTTAAATCAGATAAAAAGGAGGATTAAAAATGGCAATCAACTCAAACAACAACGCGGTGTTCACAGCGGGTTCAACCACTTTCGGTGATGTAGCAATCGAGTACTTCACAGTTACAGTGAAAGACAGTTCAGCAACAGCAGTAGACATCGACGCGAACACCCACAAGGATGGTATCGTTGACAGAATATTACAAGCGATCCAAACTAGGGGTACAATCAAGTACTACAACGTAACAACTACAAACGGTGTTATCACTGTGGCTGTCGAAAGAGAGACAACATGGGGTGACTCAGACGGAAACGTTGCTTCACCAACTGCTACACCGGCCGCTAACATGCAGACTTACCTACAATCATTGGGTTCAGTTAAATGCAGAGCTAGTTCAACATCAACCACAGAAGATGCTTCAATCGACGTGGGTGGAACTACAGTTGCGGTTGTGGCTAACATCTAATTAGATTAGAAAGAGAAGGAGAATAATACAATGGCTATTACTCAGAACAGATCTACTGATCTAACAAGAAGACAGGCCTTCAATGGTAAGGGTTTAACCTTCATCGAAGTGATCTGGAACAACGAAGACATCGCACCTCAGACTACACCTGAAGCGTTGAATTCAGTGTTCGACCAAACGACAAAAGTTGTAAACAAGAACGGTACGCTTTTAGCGGCATCTTACAGATTAGCGGCGAAAGCCACTGACAACGATGCGGCCGAGGCGACTTCAATCAGTGCTGATGAGTCTATCACGTCTTACCAGTACATCTGTGAAGGCACACCAGGACAGTTCAACGCGGCGGACTCAGCAGGTGACGTCAACATGGACGTTGACGCCACTGTGATCGCAGACGCTGAAGCGGACTTGTTAGCGGACATCAGAGCAGTTATCTCAGGTGACTCTGCAGACGGACAACTTGGTGTTAAGATCAGAACATTATTACCAGAAGGTGTAACATCTTCAGGTGACGATGCGATCTACGGAATGTTCGACCAAAGGGGTGATGCGTAAGCATAACCACTAGTCAGCAGACTGGATTACCAAAAGGGCGGATCTTTAATTAGGTTCGCCCTTTTTTTATGACTTAAATATCGCTATGAAACATCTACAGGCACGAGGCAACTACCCAGGTTACACCAAGGTCACCATGGCCATGGAGGACATAGTGCCCGCATCCATTTATGAAGAGGTGCCTGACGCTGACATTCTAAAGGAAGAACTCAAGGATGGTGCGATGGACCGACCCTTGATGCTGTGGCCCATGACACAACGCTACTGGAAGGACGTTCACCTCAGGTACTACCGCAGAGGCAACCCCGACCTACCGGAGGTGGCACCCGAGAAGGATGGTGAAGTGCTGGTGGTGTGGAAGGGCAGGCAGAGGTACCAACTGGCACGGGAGATGGGGTTCACACACGTGGACTGTGTGATCGAAAGAGAACAGCACAAGATAGTGGCCATAGCCCAACAGGAAAAGAACAAGTAGATGCACGAGTACAGGATACACACCCTGGTGGACATCACCAACAACGGCAACCTGAAACAGGCGTTCCCGTTCAAGACCGAGGCCGGGGAGGTCATACACGACAAACACAGTTTGAGTATAGCAAGGAACCAGAACAGCAACTTCAACACCATGATACAACTGCTACAGATGAGGGGTAACATCACCTGGGAACTGCCACCACAGCGGATCGAGATACAAAGTCTGAAGAACCACATATTCGGATCATTCTACGAAGGCAAGCAGACCACCTGGCACTTCCAGTTCTTCTCTGAACAGGCGGGCGTGTACGGTGACGACACAGATCCCGTCGCACAGTTGACAGAGGACTTCCATCAGGTGCCCATACTGTCTTTCTGCAAGGAGACCGTGACGTTCCCATTGAGCACCTTCGACACCATGACGCCCGTGAGCAAAAACACGTACTTTTCATACGCGGGTCCGATCGATAAATAATACTTGATTAAGGCACACACTACAAAACTTATTAAGGCTAGCACAGGCGATGACACAGGCACAATTCCAGGCTTTAGGAGCGGAGATCAGAGAGATCAAACAGGAGTTGAGAGAGTACATAAGATTAATGAGC